GTTGTGGCAACTGGTCTTCTAAACGGGTTTTGGAACTTATTTATAGATTCAATAAATGGGACTGTAGCTAAACCGATAGGAACTGCTGCCATAGACAAAACACCTATTAATTTATTAGGAATAACTCTCAATGCGTTAAAAGTAGGGAAAAAGTACCACTCTGGTAATATTTCCAGTGGTGTGGCAAATGGGTCTGCTGGTTCACCCAAAGGCGTTGGTTCCATAACAGCGAGTGAAATGGACAATGCAATTGTAGCTAATATAACAACCGGAAACATGTACAGTAAATCATTTGGCCACGCCGGTTCACCATAGTAGTTATGTCCCATACCTTTTGCGAGTTTAGCTCGCAAAACGGGGTCAGATAAATCTGGTTTTTTTATAACAGAATTAGATATCACCAAAGACCGAGACAGAGACAGAGGTTTCACACGTTTGTAACTTTTAAGGGGTGATTTAGTAATTTTAATTTTTCTATTATCATTAATAAAACGTGGGTAATTTATAAAAACTCTTTGCATGTTTTATTATTGATTAGATTATTTCTCTTATATTACTTTTTATTTGCGTTACGCTTATCTATTGCGAGAGCACAGCTTGACAAACAAGCTAAGCCTAAACACGGACCCATAACAACTGGTATAATACCAAAAAGTATACAGTTTATAATTGAACAAACCATTAAAGTTAATTGCTGAGACATTGTATATCTTTCATCATCGAATGGGCTCCAAGATGACATTTTATATAACCTGATATTTTTTTATTTTGTTTGGTACTTAGTCTGTTTATTTAATTGTGCAAGTCGTGTCTTGACTGTCATTTCGGAGACTCCTTCGTTTATATTTTTCTTAAGACGAGATGCGTTTTTACTCGCGCGACCTTTCAAGGTATTATTAACCAACTTCTTAAGGTTTGCCTTTTTATTTTTTTGTGGAGGAGGTGGTTTCATATTTTGGTTTATCATCTTTTTAATAGCGTTATAACTTTGTGGTCTCATTCTATAAAACATTCCAGAACCTTCTCTGTACGAGTTCGCACGCTTAATATAATCTGTACGTTTAGCCCTGTTTATTTTTGGGTACGTTTTAGAAATGTATTCAGAGACTTGTTTCTTAACCAGATCTCTTTTCCGTTTCTCTTCCCTTTCATTAATATTACCGTTTAATGATAATTCTTTGATCACCTTGTTTATTTTTGGTTGTAATTCTTTTGCGGTCATGGATTTAGTATTTTTGATCTGATTAAGTAATTTTCTTTTATTCGAATCGTTTTTAAACTGTGCCCTTTGAACTTTTCGTTCGAGTCCTTTTCGTAATTCTAAATTTTTACGCACTATATTTTGCTTCGCCGCATTTTCCTTTTGTTTTGTGATATTAATTGCCCTTTTTGCATTTTTCTTTGTTTTAATATTTGCTATTAATGCCTTTTTAATCGAGTTGAAGTTATACGTATTCGCGTTTAATTTCGATAAATATGCGGGCCCGTTAATTGAAATTCCACCACCCGCCTTTTGAACCATTGATTGTATGACCTTTTTGTCTTGAACACGTTTTTGCTGTTTCATTTTCTTTGCTTCCTCAACTTTTCGAGCTGCTTCTTCTTTCGCCTTCCGAGCGTTGTTAGCGGCTTTTTGTGCTTCTAATTGACTCTGTTCATTAAAATACATTTGGTTTTCCATCGCTTTACGTCTAGCTTCTTCTTCCTTTCGTTTAGCTTCTTCAGCTGCCTTCTTTGCATTTTCTTGTTGCTTTTTGAGTTCATTTGCAGCGTTTTTTCTACTTTTGATATTAGCTAATTTATTATCGATTTGTTGTTTAACGGCGTTATAACTTTGACCCTTATTGAATAATCCGATATAATACGTCGTGTTAATAGAATTCGATGTTTTGAGTAACTGTTCCAATTTTTGGCGTTCCGCTCTCTTTTTCTCTGCCTCGGCTGCTTTCTTTGTTTTTGCAGTGACTTTATTTGTAATTTCCTTAGTAATTTTTCCTTTTATAATATTGAACGTGTTTGGATTTTTGTTAAACTGTTGAAGGTATTCGGCTTTTCTCGTGTTATTTAACTTGACATTTGCGTTACCATTCTTACTTTTAAGTATTTGAGTTAAGATTTGGAGTTTACGTTGTTTATTTTCCTTTTGTGCTTTTAATTTTTCTTCCTCGGCGAGTCTTTGTTTCTTAGCAGTTTGTTTATTTTGGATACTCTTAATCGCGTTAGCTTTTACACGGTTAAAGTTACCACCACTGTTGAATGCCGTAAGATGTTTATTTTTCGTCGCGTTATTTAATTTAATGTTTGCGTTACTGTTTTTACTATTAAGTATTTGTTTTAGAGTGGTTCTTTTTTGTTTCCTATTATTTTCTTTACTTTTCGAATTTTTCCTATTCGCGAAGTATTGAGATACTTTACCTTTTACTACACCAAGTGGTGCACCCGTATTGAAACTTTTAAGAAACTCGGCCTTTTTAGTCGTGTTCATTTTAACTCTGTTATTTGTATTTTCACTATTAATAAATTGTTGTAACTCATTTCGTTGTCGCGCTTTCTCATTTCGAGCCTCTTGTTTTTTCTGTTCTTCTTCATTCCTTTTTCTCTGCGCTTCGGCGGCTGCTTCTTCGTTCTTTATTCTTTTCGCTTCGGCCGCTTCTTCAGCTTTTATTCTTTTCGCCTCGGCCGCTTCTTCAGCTTTTATTCTTTTCGCCTCGGCCGCCTCGTTAGCAGCTTTTTCATTATTAGCTACCGTGTTAATACCCGATTTAACAGTATTTACATTCACACCTTTATTGATTTGAGCAAGCGCTCCCTTTTTAACCTTCTTAGGGTTTTTCAAACCTTTAGAGTTAACGTACATGTTAATGTTAGTCTTTTTCGCTTCAATTTCATTTCTCAATGCTAATTGTTTTTTCATTGTATTTATGGCACTTTTAACCGAATTTATATTTTTGTACATGACGTTACCGTTTGTGTTGTATAAGAAACCCTTAATTTTTTGTTTTCTACCGGTGGCGTAATTGTTAAGAATAGCCTTTACGTTAGCGTTATTTTTGAGATTATTGTTACTGTTTAAGAGTACAGTTATTTCTTGGACCCTTTTATTCATTTCCTCTTTATTTTTCATGTCAGTTTGTTTATTCATTATGGCTTTCTTAATTTCCATTATGGGTTTGCCCCTATTCAAATTCACAAAATACGTATTTTTATTGGGTACATTTTTATTGTTAAGAAATTTGGTGAGAGAGTTTTTATTTTCCATTTTTCTTCTTTTTTCAGTTACAATGTTTCCTATTTCAGATTTAAGTTTTTCTATTTGTTCACCCTTCTTCAAACGGTTACGGTACGCATTTGTATTAACAAAGACACTTTTGTTTTCCAGATACTTATCGAACGCGATTATATTTTTAGTCTCTCGTAATTTTTTCTGCAAATCAGCTTCTATAACCTTTTTAACGTTATTAACATTTTTACCGTTATTCAACATTTTCAAGTATTGGTTTGCCACATTGTCGTTTTGTACAGCTTGTTTGAGATAATTTCTGATCGCATTTTTATCGGTATTAAGTTTGGATTTTGGGACTATTGGTACGTTTGGTACATTTGGCTTTTCCAATTGTTGTTTAATCATATTTATAACCGCATCAACGTTTGACCCATTTCTTACTTTACCTTCATATAAGGCTTTTCGACCATTATTTATATTTTTGTTTTGAAGGAAATTTCTGAGTTTTTTCAGATTTGTATTAACTTTTGTATTTTGACCTCGAATAACCATTTTAGGATTTTTACCCCTTAAGGTCGACAATATCCGTGAAATATCACCAGTTTTACTGTTACCCGATGTTACGTATTTTTCACGCACCTCGTTAATTACATTCTTAGCTTCAGGGTTATTATAAAGGTTACCGAACCCATTTTTTTGACTATTTTTATTTAACCATAACGATATAGGATCCTGCTTATTGTTAACCAATTTTTGTCTATTTTCTTTTGTAGGAGGTAAACTGTTAGATCCTCCAACAGGTTCTGGCGCGTTTGGCGCGTTATTATTAGCACCCTTACCCGATAAAACGATTTGACCTTTTCGTGATGGTCTCTCTATACCAACGTTATCGTTACCTTCTATTTCGGATGCCTTACCCGTGGTTACATTTCCTACATATTTATCCTTACCTCGTCTGAATAACCTTTTAAAATCTGCATATCCTATTTCAATTTTACCTTGTGCGCGTAACTTAGTATACGCATTTTCTGGCTCGTTTTGATAAAACTTACGTCTATTAGCCTTATAAGCAGCTAATTGATTATTAGATAACGTAGTATTACCACTACTTTTACCGTGATACTTTTCGTATAAAGATATTTGACCTCTATTAACCTGTTTTGAATTATTATAAATATTTGTTTTACTCTTTGTATTATTTTCTTGTTTCTCACGGTTAGGTCGCGTGATACCGTTTTGGGTATTTTGAGTATTATTTTCACGTCTTACACTAACGTTGTTTATTCTGTTAACATCATTACCAAATGGTACGTTATTATTAGTAGACGTATTTACATTAAACCTCTTAATCTTTTTAGATTGTAAGGATCTAAGTTTAACTGGTTCTAATATATTCATTGAATGTAAACGTCTACCAATTATACCAATTAATTCCTGTTTAGTGAGTTTGGTATCGGCATGTCGAGATACACCCACTTTTTTAGCAATTCGACGTATAGACGCAACTTTTGTAGTAGAATTAAAAAGTTTATCAAAATCTATACGTGATAGTGGTGATTTTCTATCTAATAGAAATGTTCTATCTGAGCTTAAAATAAGAGGTGGTAAAGGTAATTTACCATCCTGGGTTGTAGAGTATACGTTACATATCTGTTTTCTCGTCAATTTCAACTCATGTCCCGTGTTCTGTTTGATCAAAGATTTGAGATTTTTAAAATCTATTCCTGGATCGCACGCGTCCATATTGTTATAAACCAACAAAAAAGTTTATAACAATAATTATAATTATACTTGCATTCCTTTCAGATAAAGTCTCATTTTTTCTTCGTATGTCATGTTGAAATCAAAAACATCGGCCTGTCCAACATCTATATCGACAACTTTACAATTTTTTAATACATTCTCCTGTCTATTATTGAGTGTAGATGATACCAGTGCCTCCGCAAACTGTTTGGGACTCTTTATATCTTCTATAAACTCCGATTCCATTTTCATACGAATACAGAGTATTTTTTCACCTCGTTTATGTAGAAACGGAGCCGAAGGTAAAGTTTCTATGGTACCTCCATCTACGTATATTAAACCCTGATATCTATACGATGAAAATATAAAAGGAACTGCTATACTCATACAAATTGCATCTATAACTTTCATATCGGGGTGTGAATCTTTAGAAAAATAAACTGTTTTTGATGTATTTACACAAAATGCAGAAATGTATATTTTTTTATCTATTTCTGAAAATGTCGGGTCTGATTCGAAAAGGTCTATAAACTTATGGCGTATAGGTTCTAAATCAACTAAGCCATATTTGTTCATAAAACACTTTAAATTGAGTTTAACTAAATTTTTACCCTGTAATTCAGCTAATTTATATAATATTTCATCTATGGTAAATCCGAGAGCTAAAAATACAACTATTATAGAACCGGCTGATGCACCCGAGTATTCTTTTATATTATCTAATGATTTTTCAATTGTTTTTAGGTACCCTAACATAGAAAACCCTCCCATAGCACCTGGACCTATAACAAGATATTCCATCTCTTTACGATCACTTAATAGTATTGAGGAAATTGCTTTCTTAAAAGAGCGAACACGAGAGCGAACACGACTGTGTGAACAACGGCCGACGACATACTTGTTTGACCGGACATGAAGAGACCCTTGGACCCTGGTGGAATACTCAAGAGAATACCTGGGCTGAGTAGAACGAAGAGCATTGTCGTTACAATAAGGTCCGTCTTCGTAAGAACGAGACCCATTGCCTTGGAAATGAGAGAAAATGCGAGGAAGAACACGAGAGCATGAAAGAGAACCGCGGTTTGGCCTGTGAGACCGTCTCTGAACGCAATTTTCGAACCATTTGTTCTGAGAAGAATGCCTGGACTGAGCGCTAAAAAAAGAGAGGCTGGGAGTACGACTTTTTGGGATGTGATATCTGGTATCATGTTTGTATATGTTATAATTACAATTTAATCTAAGACCCGTATTCCGAGTTATAAAAGCAAAATTCGACAAATTCGTCATAATTTGCAAATTTTAAAATACGATGTGACATTGCCGCATCGTATAGATACTGTTGAAGTATCCCCCACATATAACGAAGATGTTCATGGTGATACTCTTCCCAATCGTTTATATGTAAAGGTTCATTATCCTGTATTTCGTGTTCATTATCACTATAATCAGCTTCGTTACCGTTAAAAGCGTCGTATACGTATTGACTCCAAACCATATTTATATTTTATTTATTCTTGTTTTTTATCCTTGATCCCTGTTAATGAGAGTGCGGTTGATTCCTTTGTTGGTAAGCTTTCTAGTATAACCTTTAAGCAACTTTCTGCACGATCTTCATTCCCGTCGAAATATGTTGTGAGACCATCCTTGACTGAGGTTTTATTTAAACCCTGTTTCCTGGAACTTTTCTTAACTGAAATTTTACCTTTTTTAAGGTTGATAACATCCAATCCGTTATCTGTCATAAGTTTTTTAACTTGCATTTTAAGTGACTTTTCGGCCTGTACTAGAATTTTAATATCGTCTCGGGCTTCTGTAATTTGCTTGTTGAGTTCAACCAATTTAGAGACGCTGCTTGAAAGTTCTTCTGAAGGGTTTTCAGACATTGTTATTTGTAATATAATCTACATGTGCATCTTCTTTAAATATGTAATTAGCACAATGGGCGACGCATACCATCTGGTGCGATCGTGGAGTTGTTCCAAACGAATGGTTCCTTTGCGTTTGGTGGATCGGCACGAACTTGTTGGTTCGCGTTTCTAAGGGCACCACCAACAGTTTCTGGGAAACCGATTTGGGCACGTGGTTCGAGGAAGTTTTGTCCGGCGAGAACATCTTCTGGTGCAAATTCACCAAAATCTTCTTGCGACGCAACTTCTTTTGGGAGGAGAGAGGAGGCCAAGCCTGTACCCGCTTTCATTTCACATTTAGCTGGTCCATTCTTGACTTCTGGCGAGGCACCGACTGGAGAGCCTTGTTCTGTCGATGTGTATGTAGATCTTGGTTGTGTATAGATCATAAAAATTACAGCGGCGATAACAATGGCGAGAATAATTTTCTGTGGCGAAATTCTAGTAAACTTCATCTTTATATATACTAAATAAATTTATTTTATTTTGAGATGTCATCTTCAAACATGTATTGGTCTGGGTATGCTTCAATTTCCGGTTCGGTTGGTTCTGGGGTAATTTCTTCTTCATGAATTTTAACCTGAACAAGATTCCACGTTGGACCGAATGCTTTTTTAGCAAACCAAATTCCTGCAAATTCTACAAAAATGGAACACGTCATTCCTGATACAAGTTTTTCAAAATCAACCGCCTGTTTTTCCGAATCGAAAATACGAGTCGCTTCAATTTTATCCGTGGAAATGTCACCTTCTCTCGTGTAAGCACCATGTATAGTCTTATCCGAAAGCTGTTTACCGAACCACTCTTTACTATTTTCCACTGCGGCATTTGTATTGGAATCATGAATAGCCGCGAGCTTCGCCTGGTTATCTTCACTCGTTACCTCAAAGGATACTTCACCAGAGTCTACATCGACATCCGATACTACGACATTTGAGAGCTGTACGAAACATCTTTTATTGTCATCATTGACTGCCTTAACATGGTACATACCATCTTCATCTTTAGTTGGGGTGTTATAAATCATTTATATATTACATTGGTCTCATTTCTTTAAACCAATAAACGGTATCATTGCAGATCCTTCTAGAATTGGTTTTGGTACCCATTGGTCACGTGTTGGTTTGAATCCGTATAATGTTTCCTCCATTCGTACATTATTTATCCTCGATGGTAAAGGCCTTGGTTTAGTTGGCCTGAAATTCATTTCGTTACGTACATAGTTTTGGTTTGGGTTAGGTCTCCATTTCATTTTTTCGAGGTTAAAAATCTGATTAGATTGTGTTCGTAAATAGTTCGGCGGTGTTTTCATTTCATTATGGTTTGCTTTTAATCCATAAAATATATCTTTACTTAATTTTGGTTTAGAAGGTGTTGTTGTTGATAAATGGTACCTTTTTGGTTTAACTTCGGATGCCTTTTTCATTACACTTGGTCCCACTTTTGTATATTTTCGGAATGTATGTGCAGGTTTACCGAGTTTAATACCAACCTTTTTTGCGATAGTATCCATAGAATCTGTACTTAAAATCTTCTTTTTTGTCATTTTCCGTGCGAGTAAAATCATACGTTTTCGATCTTTATCTCTTTTGGATGCCTGTCGTAGACCTATTTTTTGCATCATGTATATATCATCTATAAGATACTGTTTGGTTGGAATTTGTAAATATTTAAATGTTTTTTGGTAAGCAATGTTCTTATTATCATTTGCGTATGTAATTTGTGCACCACTGGTCATATTTACCTTTGCGACATTATATCCTAGTTGTTTTGGACGCATAAATGCAATATCGAGAATACCACCAAAATTCGTGTCTATGAGTTCACCCTTTTTTATGTCGAATAAACGAAACTTCATATCAAGTGTGAACAATTCAACGTCTATGAGTACATTAGACGCATTTTTTACGTTTTTACGTTTAGGCATTAACGAGTACCTTCGTGTAACGTGGTATCCCTTAGACCCTTTACCAGTAGCGCTTGATAGACCGATATATTTCGCAACTTTATAAGCCCAATTTGTTCTATATGCTGCATTTTTCAATTTAATATTTGCCAGACTTTTCGCAGTTTCAAAGGTTTCCGTAGTTGCTCGTACAACTGTATCTATAAGTTTATAATTATCACGCGATGCTATTTCACCCAATTTATTCCAAAGTAAAAGTTTAATGGCTTGTAATTTACCAAAATACTTATCATCGGGTTTCATTTTAGGTACAAATTTTGTATCAATATCAGATGTTATCATTCTATCATCCATCTCCAGATAGAAGTTTACAGCTTCACCACCACTAATGAGCAAATCACCCATTGGTTTCAAAAACTTCGTTAAATCGTCTATTATATCATGTAATAACGGACGTATCGATTCCGTGACGAGTACCTTTGCAGCTTCTTCGAACGTTTCGTTTGGGTAAAGTTTTTGTACACGAGCTCTGAACTTTTTCACGTTTTCTCTCGAGTATTCAGAAATGTATTTATAAAGCGTTTTATCACCAAAACATACCTTTTTCTTTACCCAATCCTCTAACGTTTTATCGGAAAAATCACTAAATAAATAAAAGTAATTTTTAGGTAACCTTTTAACATTCTTTATTGGTAAAATATCACCAGATTTCAAAGGTTTATTCTTCACAGTTGGTTTCTTAGTTACCATTATTATATTGTCTATATAATAATATGGATTGTCAGCACGAAAATAATAAATGTGATGAGATATTTGGTGAGTGTAGATGTTATGCTGATGTTGGTACATCTAACCCACTTACACAACAAAGGTGTGGTATTCGTAAAAATGGGTACGTAATACCATGTAAATCGGGATGTTGTGATGGTGGGTGTCCTGGTCAATGTATTGGTACTGAACCTAGACAACCTTACTCATACGGTCATTTCAATTTCCCAGTTGAAATTGATATGGGAGGTTTTTTTAAGACGTCCATTATAATCGCTACAATACTTGTTATTTTCAGTACAATAATTGTATACAGGAAACGTACTTAAAGATATATGTAATATATACAGTATATAAAATGTCCATTGAAACTGTCCTCGAAGAAATTACTGCCTTGCGTTCTGATATCAAATCACTTTCTAAAATCGTTAGAAAGATTAAGACGAAACAAGACGATCCAAACGGTGAAAAAGCCGCCGCTCGTGCTTTGAACAACGGATTTAATCGTAAACAAGCCATCTCCGAAGAACTTCGTAGTTTTTTGGATCTCCCAGAAGGAGAGCTCGTGTCTCGAAGCACTGTTACCCGTTCTATTAATAAGTACGTAACCGAGAATAGCTTGAAACACCCGGATAACGGACGTCTTCTCATGCTCGACGATAAACTTAAGAGTCTTCTCAAACCACCGGACGATGTACAAATCACGTTTTTGAATTTGCAAAAGTATTTGAGTCCACATTACACCCGCGTAGAAATCGAGAAAAAGTAACTTAAGTTACGCAAAAATTAACTTAAAAAATATAAACATATAATATAAAAACATGATTATAGACAGGTCGTCTATAGAAAACCTTGTTGGTACAAAGATATCTAATATAGATTTGTACCAAAAAGCATTTACACATAAATCTGCGTTAAAAGAAAATGAAAATCTAGACGGATCGTTCGAAACTTTAGAGTTTATTGGTGATTCCGTGTTAGGATTTGTTATAACTAAATACCTATTTGATAGGTATGAGAATAAACAAGAAGGGTTTCTCACAAAAGCTCGTACAAAACTTGTAAGAGGTGAAACACTTGCAAATATTGCAACTAAACTTGAACTTTATAAATGGGTTCAAATGGATGAAAAGGGTATGCGTAATCAATGGAATAAAAATCCTAAGATTCTTGAAGATGTTTTTGAATCGGTTGTCGGTGCCATATACATGGATCTCGGTTTACTTCACGCAAAACAGTTCATATTGAATATATACACTAACCCAGAATACGTCAACTTGAATTCTATAATGGTAGATGACAATTTTAAAGACCATCTTATGAGATATTCTCAAACAAACAACTTTAATTTACCCGAATATAGAGTCATGTCTCATGAAAATGGTATTTTCTGTATAGACGTGTATGTAAATAACATGTTTTTGGGTAGAGGTCATGCTAAAAATAAGAAACAAGCTGAACAACACGCCGCTAAAAGGTTTTTTTACCCACCACCACCACCACCGGGTCCTCCTCCACAGAGTCCTTCAGTGTATATTGGATGCCCTCCACCTCCACCGGGTCCACCTTTACCCCCACCAATGTAATGGTACTTAAAAAATAAGGTATAATATTACCTATAAAATGTTAAAACCTTGTTTAATTATTGCCGGTGGTTTGGTGGGTATAGTTATTGGTATAAAAATCCTTTTTTGGGCCGATCGATTAGATGATTCACCACCATTACCACCAACACATAACAAAATAAAAGACAATGTTTCTGAATTAAATTCATCTTCGGATGACGAAACAGTCACCGTAAAAAGAACCCTAACTTCTCGTATGGGTGTTTATGAAAAAAAAGAAGTTATAAATAGACCAAAATTATCACACATGAAAAAGCAAGACCTTATCGACGAATGTATGCGTAGGAACATTGCGTGCATGGGTACAGTACGTGTTTTACGTGAACGATTACGTGTTGCACGTGACGAAGAAAAGGCTTAAAAGTTATCAGAGTAAGTAAATTAATAATATGCACCCAAATGTGCAAAAATGGTTAGATTTCGAGTATGCACCACAAAAATCACAAGAATGGCTAGACCTTCGAATGGGTATGCTCACAGCGAGTGATGCTGCGTCGGCTATAGGTGTTAATAAATACGAAACACCACATCAACTTCTTCTAAAAAAATGCGGTAAAGGACCCGTCTTTACAGGTAATGAAGCAACCAGACACGGTGAAAAATACGAAGACGAGGCACGTATACTTTATGAACAAAGACATAACGAAGTTGTTCATGAATTAGGACTATGTCCTCACCCAAAGTATTCGTTTTTAGGCGGGAGTCCGGACGGTGTGAGTGAATCAGGTAAGTTAGTTGAAATAAAGTGTCCAATGATGCGAGCAATAGACGATAGTGTACCGGAACATTACATGCCACAATTACAATTGTGCATGGACATTTTAGATTTAGAAGAGGCTGATTTTATTCAGTATAAACCAGAAGAATTGACATGGCCTAAACCAAGTGAATTTATAGTAACAAACGTAAAACGCGACCGCGAATGGTTTGCTAAGTATATGCCAATAATGCGAGATTTTTGGGATAAGGTCGTATATCACAGGGAACACGGTATTGACGATCCACCACCTAAAAAAACTCGTAAGAAAAAAGAATTAATAAGACCAGAGTGTACTATAGAAACAGATTCGGACGACGATTATTATGACGAGTCATGATAAATGAACAAGACTGTATTATACAGCACAATATCTGTCACACTTATTATTACATTGGTATATGGTTATCTGTACTCTAAAATGAAAGACGATTTTGGATTTACAGAAGATCCTCTCGATCCGTATTATTTTTCACTCATGACGATGAGTACGGTCGGTTACGGTGACTTTTCGCCAAAAACACAGCGCGCAAAGGCGCTTGTCATGACACATCATACAGTTATATTAACAGAAATTGCCGCTATAATTAGTCAAGTAATTTCAAAATAAAAATGTAAATTATTTAATCATTTTAATGTTCAAAATTACAAGATTTTGAAGATTAAAAAAATGTCAGGGTATAATAAATGCAAACATTCGGATCAAGAGCTGAAGTGTTTCACGGAACTGCGCTTAAAACAACTGGTGGTCTCGAAAAGAAGGATCTCATTCAAGATAAATACGGTTCAATCGTTAGTAAAGCAGCGAGAGAATCTGCTCTCAAACGCATGAAAAGAGAGGGTAAAAAGGCACTCGTTAAAGTTTTCAAACCAAAAAAGAAAGGGTTTGGTCTCCAACCAAAAGAGGGTACAAAAAAATACAAAACACTTGTTAAGAAAATGTTGTAATAGAGTAAGTAATAACAATGACACTTGCTAAGTGGAATGAATCCATACGGATCGCTAAAATTAAAATGGGTTTAGACCCAAAATCGTACATCATGATAAAAGGCAAACTCCTCAGAGAGGCACAGGCCATTTATCAAATGTTGATACTAAATGAAAAATTATAAAACAAATTGGAATCCCTTAAGTCTCTGTGGCTCATAAACCACGAGCGAGTTAAGTTTCCAAGAAACCCCGAACTTTTTATTCAAGAAGTAAACACTCACCATTTCAACAATAGCCGTCCCCGAATTTCTCGAGTATAGACCATTTTTAATTTCGTCGTACAAAGGTTTCTTTTCTTCATCATAAACGTGTGGTTTAACCTTATCATCAATAGTAGAATCAACTTTAACGCGAAACTTTGGTTCACGATCAGGTGATTCCTTGATATTAGAGAAGAACATTGGTTTTAGTTCATCAACACTCATTGTTTTACCGAAAATGTCTTCACTTTGGTCGGAAACGGTTTGAATAACTTTATTTTCAACTTCACGCATACACTCGTAGAACTTCTTAACAAAGTTTCCATCTTCATCCCATCCTTTCATAGCAAAGTCAATGTTATACTTTGTCGGTCCAACTTCGGGTGTAAACCCTGAAATACCGAACGGCATATACATGCGTGGAAAAATGATTTTCATTGGTTTATCTTCGATATTACATAACGAAATCTTTCGGCCATCGTAGTTGGCAATTTTCAAGGTATCTTTAGCGTTTATAAACTTTGCCATTATTCTATAAATGTATATGTACTGTAAACTTTAAGTACTATAATAACGAATATTTTCTTTTACATTTTCTATTTTCCTTTTTATTTTTTTTATTTTTTTATTATGATTATCAATTAATTGTGAAACCTTATTACGTTGGTTTTCCAAATCGTTTATCGTTTTAGTCGCGTTATTATATCTTTTAGTTCGTTGTTGAATCGTAAGTTTATCAAAATTAGTTTTATTAACTTTTATGGACCTCCACATATTGGTAAGTTCTCTGTGTATTTTGTTCAACCTACTGATATCACTTTGCAGTCTAACTCGTTCAACGATTAAATCTGCTAGTTGTCTCTGATATCTTGATCGCGTGTTTATTACACCTAGATTGTTTAGATTTACAAAATTACTGATACCACCCATTTCTATATACTGAGATTACTTATTGGGTGATTTTTTTGGGGTACTTTGTTTTCTGGTCCTTTTAGGTTTTGGCTTTACATATCCCAATTGTTTCATCATATTGTTTATATTAAACTGTTCATTTATTCGTTTGAAAAAATTGTTTCCAAAAGTTTTTGCTCTTTTAGACGTTGCGGTTGATGATGTGTTACTGTTACTGTTATTATTTTGCCTCGATCGTTTTAACATTTATATAGTCTGATATTTTATATACCATAAAGTAATGAACTGGTTAAGACTCAAAATCATAGAGATACATGTTTCGTATATGATAATGAGGTACAGGATGAATAAAAAAATATTTACGCGGAACACATAGAACACTCCGCTTCTAAACTAAACTGTATCGGGCGCGATTTTGCTTTACTTCTAAGGTAATACATACCCGTTTTCAAACCCTGTTTCCACGCGTACATGTGCATAGACGAAAGTTTTGAAACCGTCGGACTCTCGACGAATAAGTTCATACTTTGACTTTGGTCTATATATACACCTCTATCGGCAGCCATATCAATGATTGTTTTTTGACTCATTTCCCATACCGTCTTATACAGTTCCTTGAGATCATCGGGAATATCAATAATGTTTTGAACGGACCCGTTTGCCTTAACCATGAGATCTTTCATTTCTTTTGACCAGAGTCCGATTTTCTTTAAATCGTTAACTAAATGTTTGTTTACGACGACAAATTCACCCGCAAGGGTTCTTCTCAAATAAATGTTTGTCGTGTATGGTTCGAAACACTCGTTATTTCCCAAAATCTGGGACGTCGAGGCTGTAGGCATAGGTGCGAGTAAGAGACTGTTTCTCGTACCCTTTTTAACGAGTTTACGCATAGCATTCCAATCGTATCGACCACTGAATTGTGGTTCACGATCCCACATATCGAATTGGAGAATACCTTTACTAAACGGTGACCCCTTAAACGTTTCGTATGTTCCATACATTTCTGAAAGTTCACACGATGATTCGAGAGACGCGTGGTATATTGTTTCGAAAATATCGCGGTTCAGTTTTTTAGAATCATCTGACCCAAAGGTCATTCTAAGCATAATGAAAACGTCGGCAAGGCCTTGAACACCAATACCAATTGGACGATGACGCATATTTGAACGTTCCCCATTTTCAGTGGGGTAAAAGTTTTTATCGATAACCTTGTTTAGGTTTCGAGTAACCATTTTAGTAACGCGGTGTAACTCTTCATGGTTAAACTCCATCTTTTCGACGTCGACGTATTTTGGTAACGCAATAGATGCGAGATTACATACCGCCGTTTCTTTATTATCGGTATACTCTAAAATTTCCGTACACAAATTCGACGATTTAATCGTACCAATATGTTTATGGTTTGACTTTTCGTTACACGCGTCTTTGTAAAGCATGTACGGCGTTCCCGTTTCACTTTGCGATTTGATAATAGATTTCCAAACTTCTACCGCAGGTATTGTTTTTGTTGCGAGCCCTTCACTCTCGTACTTTTCATACAGGTCTTCAAATTCTTTACCGTAAACATCCGATAAACCTTTTGCAGTATCTGGACAAAACAAGGACCAATTACCGTTAGACTCGACTCGTTTCATAAATAGATCAGGTATCCACATAGCCGAGAAGAGATCACGACACCGAGCTTCCTCATCACCCTGGTTTAATCGTATTTCGAGAAAATCCATAATATCGGCGTGCCATGGTTCGAGATACACTGCTATAGACCCTTTTCGTCTACCCGCCTGATTGACATACCTCGCGGTCGTGTTATAAACACGTAACATAGGGATAATACCATCAGATGTACCGTTCGTACCACGGATATGCGACTTGTTTGAACGAACATCGTGTATATGTAACCCTATACCACCAGCCCACTTACTTATACGCGCACACTCTTTCACTGTATCATAAATACCGTCGATACTGTCCTCTTTGTTTGCAATTAGGAAACACGACGACATTTGTGGCCTGTGTGTACCTGCATTAAACAAAGTGGGTGTCGCGTGGATGAATAAACCACGTGATAAAGCATCATACGTTTCGAGAACATGGTCTATATCATGACCATGTATACCAATAGCTACACGCATGTATAGGTATTGTGGCGTTTCGATAATATCACCATCAATTTTTTGAAGGTATCCCTTTTCTAACGTTTTTAGACCAAAATACCCAAAATCGAAGTCACGGTCTGGTAAAATATTTTCCTTAACTTTGGAAGAAACTTCTAAAACCTCGTGTGTAATGATACCTGCTTTATGGAGTTTACGCATGGCGATGTTAAAATTATTTGCTGCACGTTTTTGTATATTACTGGCAACAATACGAGTTGCTAAAATTTCATAGTCTGGATCTACTGTAATCATACCAATGCACACTTCAGACGAAAGTGTATCAATTTCATGGGTTTTGATTTCGTCATACATAGATGAGAATACCTGCTGTGCTACCATTGTTACGTCTACATTTTCTGAAAGTTTGTTTGTAAGCTTTGAAATCCTGTTGGTGACCTTGTTAAACTTTACGTCTTCAACACGACCGGATCGTTTTATAACTCTCATCTATTAAATCTATTAATAACTAATTTTTTATATTACTTTTTAGTAATGCACTTAAAATCTTCACTTCTCACAGTTGTTGGTCCTTTAGTTTCGGCTAAACGATTGGGCTGGAGTAAAGAGGAATTTACATAAAATTTACCATTTGGGTCGCCAACTTTGGCAACTGGTGCGTATGAACCCACGAAGCAAGTTGGTGGTTCACATGGGGGCTGTTCATAATTGCATGCTTTTGTATTGTATGCTTGATCAAAATCGGCGGCGACTAACATTTATATTTACCAATAATTTTTTTCCAGGCGTATATTAAATGTGTGACGCTCTTCACATAAATTCTCTGAAACAATGTCCAACACCATTGAACACATTATTCTTTTCTGAATTCAACATGAATCTTCTTCAACGTGGTATCCGTCAGGATTTTAAAAATAGAACTGGTATCTCAATAGATAAACAAAATCAGAACGATTTGTATAGTATAATGCGTGTCGTTTTCATTAACAATTCTGGTGATCATAACGCAAATGTACAGGAACAAGTGCGATACATGAACAGTATTGTTATTAAAACAGCTTCTAGTCAAGTTCAAACCGGGGTATCTCAACTCATGGGTTACTTACGAGACACTGAAAGTAATGCAAAACCAAACGATTTACCAGTAAGTACATCAAATTACGGTAAAAAGTTTGGTAAGAATGATAAAATTGGTTTGTAATTTTATTCACTACCCGTTATAGCTGTATCGATTGGATCTGGTTTCATAACAGGAGTTTTTATATCAGGCGTTTCAGTTACGGGTACAGATTTCGTAACCGTGGATTCTGTAATACTGTTTCTGGATGTGTAATATTTCCACCCAGCGAAAGCAAGTATGACAATCAAAGCTATAATAATAATTTTAGTAGACGTTTTCATTATATATAACGTTTAGAATTTTTAAATAAATATATTCTTCAATAGTAGTAAATATGAGTCACTTGATGCTCAACGATAAAAATGATATGGATGATATAAATCCATTTACCACGCCTGATAATTTTTTTCCACCTGGGACGAGTAAACATACACTCGATTTCAAGAGATATGTAGCACCTGTACAGGAAGAACAGGAAGAATATATTAGCCCCGCGTGTGATGTATTGTCTAAAGGTGTTGGTAGACCAGGTTATAGGTCAGACGAATGTAAACTATCTAGACCACTCGTACCAGGGAGGAATATAGATAGAGGTTTTACTATCAAAGAAAAAATTGAAATTAAAAATAGTGTTGAAACTGTTAATGATACAAAAATGTATATGAACTTACTTATTATCGCATTTCTTCTTCTATTAATTGCAGTACTCTAAAAAGGCGCTGAAGCTTGTATTGATTAGTCGTATCGTTAACTATAATAGGTAACGTCGTTAAACAAAACTCCCTTACCATACGTTTTTGCCACGAACACGTTACGTTTATAATAGGTGGTATAAATGTAGGATCAATTATTTTAACAGTGTTCATAATTCGAATAAGTGAATATATATTTCTATTCAAACACATTACATTATCTAATTGGACTAAAACACTCCGTCTTAATGTTTCAGTCGTTTTAATAACCATTGTATCTAGAAACTGTTCATATCGTAATGATTTTTCTTTACCTTCTATGTGATAAATGTTTGAAGAACTTATTAAAGATGTTACAAAATTGTCTTTAAACTTTTCGTATCCAAACCCATCTATATATTTATCATAATTTATTTCGATTTCACACTGATTATTCTCTACGTTTATAAACTGACGTGCACGTTTTAAGAAAGATGTCATGTGTATAGAGTAATATAAAGCAATCTCTTTAATATACAATTATTAAACCATACCAAATTTCCTGTCTGGTTTAAACTCAAGTCGTTTATTAAGGTCTTTTATTTCATCTTCCTTTTTTAAGTTTATACCTTTACATTCGTGTATTTCTAGAACTATACATCTAGAACAAAACCCCAAACCACAGTATTTACAATCAATAGGAATTCCCCTTTTTTTACATTTAAAACAAGGCATATTAAAGTAAACCTAAGTTAACTTTAAGTAACATTTTTTTAAAGAGTAAATGCCGTCTTATAAAGGTGATTTCAATAGAACGTATTCTTATCTACTCACGTTGGATGAGTATAGAAGAAGAATACCTGATGAGTTTAAACCATCTTGGGTAAAACTTACGACTATAACAATGATTTCCAATTTTCAAAAACCTATCGATATGGCCGAAATGAAGAAACAGTTTGACGCTGATAAAGAGAATGATAAATTCCAATTGTTCAGAAAGGGTAACGGGACCGATTCTAAGTTTGTAAAGTCTCCATGGGCCGCTAAAATTAAAGCGACAACATTTTATAATCAAGTAACGTTAACATATAACGACTTGTATAGTACAAAATCGATAAAGATTTTCCCAAACGGAAGTGTACAGGTCGCAGGGTGTTCGGATCTCTTTGATTGTAGACGCGTAATAAAACACGTTGGATGTTACCTTGAAACAATTTTTAAAGATAAAACTTACATTCCACCAATGGAAGGTTATAAAGTGGTAATGATTAATTCAAATTTCAGTTTGAATTATAACATTAATCTTCGACTCGTTTGTCAAGAGTTTAGTAAATACCAGGATACATTTAAAGTTTCATTTGAACCAGATAGATACTCAGCAGTTAAAGTCAAATTCAAACCAGCTGAAGATATGAAAGAAATAACGACGAGTATCTTCGGTACAGGTAAAATTATAATCACTGGTGCACAAACCCTCAGGGAAATCGCGGATGCATATCGTATCATAAACGATACTATAAACGATATACCTAACGTCAGGGTATCACCTTGTCCACAAGATAAAATCGAATTATTCGATGATTTTAACGGTCATAAAATTGACAAATGTTTAAATTTTTTAAAATCAAAAGGGTATAATTCTTGGAAATATACAACAATAAATAAACAAATTAATTTCTAATGTAATACTAATATATACAAAATGTCCCAACGACTTGGTATGGCCGATGGCAGATGCTTCACAATCAATAGCTCATCTCAACTCTATAACAATTACGTCATGAAAGAAAATGGTGTTTCGTACGAAGATAATTATTCTTTCAGAAAACTCCTTCAACAAAAAGGTCCAGAACTTTTGAAACCAACCCAGGCGCAACAAAAAGATCAGTGTGGGTCATGCGACAAAGCACTTCTCAAAATGCCAAACATTTATTAAATTAATTAACTAATCGTATTTTCATTTTTTTATATACGTAAACAATATAACATGGCTCCTTCCAAACGTAAAATGGCGGGTCTTCTCGTATTATGTTTATGTGTAATTATAACATCATTCGTTTTAGCATACGGAAGTGGTAATGTACCAGGTACAACACCCTCATTAAATAAAAAGACAAAGGCCTTAATACAGGCCATTGTAGACAGTGACGCTAAACCTTCCACGTGTGAAGATTTAGCTAAATTCTTGTCCGAAAACGAAGACGCCGATATGGGTGAAATGACGGATAAAGAAAACAAAATTATTGATATAATATCTAAATCGAAAACAAATATCTGCGAAGGACGTGATATGGTCGACGAAGTTAAGGAAGTTTCTGACAGAATCCTTAATGCCGTTGAAGGTTTTGATATAACGACAGATTGTGATGAATTAAGAACAATGAAAGAAAAAAGAATATCTGATGATACATCTTTACCAGTATTTGTATGGGACAAAGAAAAAGATGAATTTATTGACGTAAAAGATTACATTGGATCAGAAGAAGTTGAAACTTCATGCACAAACGCATCCGTTGAAGAGATCGTAGATGATGCCGAGGAAATAATTGATATTAATGCTCTCGAAACCGAACTCGCAACTGCACAAGCTGATTTGGCAACAGAAGAAGGAAAAGCATCTTCAGATACAGAGAAAATTACGGCGTTGACTGCTACTATAACAGACTTGGAGACTCAAATTACTGAAGCAAAAGCCGCAGCCGAAGCCGTAGCCGAAGCCGCAGCCGCAGCCACAACCGAAGCCGATACCACAACCACAGACACAGACGCAGCCACAGACGCATCCACAGACGCAGCCGATACCACAACTACAGGTGTCTAAAAAAAATACATACTTACTATAAATGGAAATAGCGTTAGCTTTGTGTTGCGTATCTAGTATGTGTTCCATTTCATCAGCAACTGGTGTCGCGACTGTACCACTTGGATTGGTACCTGGTACAAAACAGTATTTTATGAAACAGTTTAAATTAGATACACTTAAACCAATACTTGAAAAAGTTAAGAAGAAAGCTTTTAAAGCAGATTGCGATGCTCTCAGAGATTGGATTACCGAATACGATGAGTACATGTCGTTCGAAGATTCACCCGAGTATCCAGATGATGACGTTAAATTTTGGACTATAAAGGGTGAAAAGACTGTAGAAGAAATAATAAAAGATGAAGGCTTGGAAAATTGGGAATATATAGTTAAATTCTTTCGTGAAGGTGCAGAGTGTAGAAAAGAAGTTAAAGATGATTTAAACAAAGTCAAGACCGAATTTGGGAAACTTATAAGAGAAGAACCACCAGATGGTTACGACCCGAAAACGAGTTGTGATACTATAGCATCTTTGGTCGGTGGTCCAACGATAGAGGGTGCAAATCCAAAACTAGCTAAATATCACTGGGATGAAATAGGCGATCATTTTAAACAAAATGATACTGTAAATGATAAAGAAAGAATATGGGAAGTGTGTGGGTGGTCGGATTCACCAGATGATGAGAATGTTACAGAAGAAAGTACACCAGATTCGACAGATGATACTGAAGAAAATACACCAGATCCGACAGATGATACTCAAGAAGGTACGTAATAAAACGGTTAATAAATTCTTTAAGTCTTCTAGATAATGACTCAATGTGCCATATGTTTGAACGATGTTCGACAAACAAGAAATAGTAAATCTATTAGATGTGGACATGTTTTTCATTCACATTGTATAGAAAACTGGAAAAAAAAGGGGAAAGTGACATGTCCAGTGTGTCGCAAAGTGTTCGATGGATCTAATTTTAGGGTTCAGGTTACTGTACACAACGATTACGAAGCTACTTCAAATACGGTATGTCTCGAAAATGAATTAGTACTCGACGCTCTTGATTTGATATTCAATGTAAACCACGAAGATGACCTAACGAGTGTTCTTGGAGACTTTGGGATGAGTATGACCGACTTTGATCCCTCTATTCTTAACACAGAATGAACTACAATACTTCTTGTATGCTAACCCAGGGTAATTTCTAGATGCTTTTCTTGGATCGGTTATAGCTTTACCTTTAGCGTCTACCAATAAAGGTGCAGTTGCCCAACCACGTTTGTGACTAAAAACATTTGCTTTAAACTTTAAGAGTTTTCCTGGAATGCATTTACCAGCTTTTTTGATACGACTAATTGGTACACCAAAAAATTTGGATATACTTTCATACGTGTTACCAGTTTTTACTTTATAATTAACAACCCCGTGTTGTTTATAAAAGTGAAAATCACCTTGTCTGAAATAATTTTTTTTATTACCAGGAGCTACAAACATCATTACTTTAAAGTGACTCGGTTTACACTTTGTAGAAGCGTCGACTTTGTAAACTTTTTTTGGATTATCAGCAATAACGCGCTGAGGTAATCCTTTACAGTGTGTATACGAATGACTCAAATTACGTATACCCGCTCTTTCACCTGGAATACTTTTTTGCATTCTTAAACTTTCGTAATCACCTACGGCATATGCATAACAATTGTTATTTCCTATACCAACAGTTCGTCCCCATAGACGTTGTGTGTACATAGGTTCGGAACCACTCAGGGGGAGTGTATTACTATTATTTTTTGCTTTTGTGGTCCTCATTAATAACATGGTAGAAAATAAAATCTTATTAATAAGTAAAATGCTCAGAGATCTTGCCAACGCCAAAAAAATGAACGATGTTTTAACGGAAATTCTCCTTTTCATCCTTGCTATCCTTATCAGTACATTTGTACTTCGCTTTGCGTGGAACAAATCACTCGTCAAGCACATCACTGTACTTAAACCAATTGATACGTTCCTTGACGCGTTTATCCTTTCACTTTCAATCGCGGTTGCCCGTGGTATTTAAATTTCTTTATAACCCTTGACTTCTTCACCACTTGAACTTCTCATAACTGGGAATGCATCAATTCCATCGCAATTGCCTTTTTCGCAATCGATGAATTTGTGAGGTATACCTTTCTTTTCTAAATACGCCAATTGTTTCTTTGTCCAACCGCACCACATTGCACCGTAGACTGTCCATTCAACCTTCTTATTTTCTGTGTTTACAGGTTCCTTGGGTTCAATTTTCATTTTCCCTGTGTGTGTGAGTATGTAAGTATTTACAGCTAACAAAGTTAATACGGCAAACATGTTTATATACTTATTTTATATATTTTAATTTAATATCTTTACATATTTGAACGATCGTTTTATTTTCGGTATTTAACCCTAATTTATTTGCCATTTTTTCTAGGTTTGATTTTTTATATGAAGTACACTTACGTCCATCAAGTCTTACATAACCCTTATTTGCCATAGAAATTTTAACACTGGGTTTAGAAGGTGGCATTGTTGCACGAATAACTGGTCTCCTGATAACCGGTTTATTATTCTTTGACGCAAGTTCCCTTTTAATCTGTTCCATAGTCTTTTTAACTTTACCACCACCATGTTTAACAACTATAGATTTTGGACTAGATGATTTTCGCTTCCCTATTATAGTACTTATATCGAGAGGTATAGACGCTTTTTTATAAGGTGAAAAGAACCTATCATTAAACACCTGTTTAAAAGATGGTAAATTTGGATGTCCTAAAGGCGAAGATCGAAGACGGAAATCTTTTATTTTACTAGTTTCTTTACCTAAATATTCTATTGGGAGAACTCTTTCTATAAATTGAAGTGCTTCTGTTCCACTTTTCAGACCCAAATTCTTTATTTCCTGTCTCATGGAGTTCAAAAAATATTGAACATCGTACATTCTATGGGATTCCCTGTATATACCGTAATTACTCTTATAAGAGAATGTATCCACTTCTGAATTTTTAATACCTTTAATAGTTGAAAACCCAAAGTCGGATATCAATGTCTGAATACCTATATCATGAACTTTTAAAGTAGAATTATACACTTTTAATAGTTTAACTCGCGACGGACTTTTATTATTTATTAATATGTTTTCGCAATGTAAATCGTGATGTCTAAAAGTTGGATATTTATTTTGTATTTTATAAAGACTGTGTAAAATTTGAGTTATTATGGTTCTAAAATGTATTGGTAATAAATTTTTATTATTATTTTTTAAAAACGACTTCAGAGTTCCGTTATTTGCATATTCTGTATACATAAACATTAAATTATCACATTTTTCTATAGCGTATGATTTTATACAACCGTATGGATGTAAACGCTTACTTATTTTATATTCATGTGTTATATCTTCATTAAGAACAACTTTTATAGCAACCTTTTTTTTACACTCTTTATCTACACATCCCATATAAACTTGACCAAACGTACCTTGACCAATTCTTACAGTACCTAATGACGTACTTACAGAATCTTCTATAGAAAGTGAAACAGGTTTGTTAGATGGTAAATGTAAAAATTTTTCTGGATGACATCCCATTCCCTTCATACTTTTGATAAGATTTTTACCTATATTATTTTTTCGTGTTATAGTATTATTTTTATTTTTCGCGATATTAGATAAAATTTTTAAATTTTTTAAATGACGTTCTCTTTCCATATTGGTCTAATGTATAATAATATTTTATTCGTCGATGAGATCATCCATGATATCATCGAATGTGTCATCCTGTTCCTTATCCAAACCCTGGAAGGCGAATGATGGTAATTTGGTAGATTCGCCACACAAAACCTGTGAAAGACGGACACTTACGCCGAATTTATTATCAATGAACCAAATTTGATTGATTTCGGCAATACACATGCACTTCTGACCCTTCTCGATTTGATCAACTTGTATTAATTCCCTATCAGAATTATACGCTTCTGGAATAAAATCACCCGATTGATTCGTTTGAACTTTTAATTTTAATGTATTAGGATACCCTTCCTTTCCCTGACGGACGAGTGGTTTGTATAAAGCTTCACGGATAACATTAATATCGTAAGATTTACCTAACCATTCCTTTGAATTTTCAGTCACTGTTTTAAGGATAATCTCATCCAACTCTGTAAACTTAGAAGAGAGCATCATTGCGTCTTCATTATCAGTATCAAAAGATAAATCAAGAGAATATGAAGTTTTATTTGTAGCTTCGTCAGTAAAAGCACTTAGACCAAAAGGTGATCTCATAAAAGGAAGTTGTAAGTAGAGTTTCTTTTTATTGTCTTGACTTAACATCACAGACTTACCACCATTTTTGTTTTTCTTCAACTGACTGAAAGTAACGGTAGACGGTTCGAAATTGTTGGAAACTTGAATATTATTAGACATTGTATTTATTATATACTACACACAACTTCTAACTTTAAGTTAGTTTTTTTCTAAGTGTATATTAATAAAGTACTATGGGTCAATGCTCAGGTCAAAAAAAAAGTTTAATATTTTCCGATTGTGGCTGCGGATGCAAAGGTAAAGTCCAAGAAAAGAAATTTCTTATTTCATTAATGTCAGCATTGCTATTTTTTGTAATTGCTAACCCAGATACGTTTCGTATCATGAGAAAAATATTTGGTTCGTGGGTATCCACACCAACCGGTTGCCCTTCGACAAAAGGTCTTGCACTCCATTCTCTAGTTTTTCTACTGATTTCCTGGTTGATGATGAATGTCAAAAAAGAGGCGTTTGAAATTGAAGGTAAAGTTACCGACAAGGTTAAATCTGAAGTTAAAGCTGAATTAAAAGAAGAGGTCAAAGCCGAAGTCAAAGCCGAAGTCAAAGCCGAAGTGGAACAGTCTATGAAAGCCCCACCAGCTATGGTTAACATGCCAGAACCCTTACCAGGTATCTCAGAAGAACAATTTGCAATGATCGATACAGGTTTGAGTTTGGGATCGTTAGATACAACCGATACTACGGTATTACCAAAACCAGCGGAATATAAAAGTGGTAATGGGAAATCCGTGACGTGCTCGTGTGAGGACGGAAAAAAAGTGGTTATTAGTCATTAGAATTCTTCATCGAATTCAATAGAAGTTGAATCTTCATCCAATTTACCATAATCACCAACTCGTTTTTCGAAAAAATTAGTTTTTCCATCGAGTGATATATTCTCCATAAAATCAAAGGGATTTTTTGTACCCCAAATTTTATCGTGACCACTCTGTTTTAACAATCTATCCGCAACATATTCTATATATTCCGACATTTTATCGGAATTCATACCTATCAAACTACATGGTAATGCATCCGTGATAAATTCCTTTTCGATCGAAACTGCGTCTCTAACAATTTCTTCAACAACAACTTTACTTAATTTATGTTTTAACATTTTAAATAATTCGATCGCGAACTCTAAATGTAAACCTTCATCCCTACTTATAAGTTCATTACTGAAACATAAACCAGGAAGTAATCCTCTTTTCTTTAACCAAAAAATAGCACAGAAACTTCCAGAAAAGAATATACCTTCGACACAAGCAAACGCCAATAAACGTTCACCAAATGAACGTTCACGACTGAACCATTTCATTGCCCATTTTGCTTTATTTTCTATACACGGTATCGTCTGTATAGCTTCAAATAACTGTTTCTTTTCAGTTGGGTTTTTTATATATTTATCAATAAGTTTACTATATGTTTCTCCATGGACCATTTCGTTATGTTCTTGGTACGCGTAAAAGGAACGCGCCTCTGTATATTGAACTTCACTCGCAAAGTTATTATTTAGGTTTTCGAAAACTATACCATCAGATCCTGCAAAAAAAGCAAGTATATATTTAATAAAATGTTGTTCATTTTCACTTAAACTTACCCAATCATCCATATCTTTTGAAAAATCAATTTCTTCAGCTGTCCAGTTAGACATTTGTGCCTTTTTGTACATCGTCCAAAGATTTTCGTGTTCTATAGGGAAAACGGTAAATCTATCTAAAGTTGGTAATAACATTGGTTCACTATTTTCTAAATAGTCTTGAAAATCAAAATAAGTTCCGATTAATTCATCATTCAATAAAATTTGTGGGTATACCGACGCGCTATTACCACATCGTTTTTTTAACTCATCTTTATCGACCATAATCTTTTTATTTTCTAAATTGTATTCCTTACATAAATCAACCGCCATGTCACAGTATTGACAACCTTCTTTAGATAAAATTTCGACTCCCATGTGTGCTAATATCTGTAAATATTTTTGTATGAAAACTTTAATAATGATTAATATTTCAGAAATTCAGCCTGGAGAATTAATAAAAGTTTTAGTGAACTTAGAGGACGATATAGAAGACGAGATGTACGCGAAAGTAAAGGAAAATAATAACGATTACATAGTTGTTTCTTATTACTCTGAAACGTCTATGACGTATAAAGGCGCAAGATTATACGAACTAGAAGATAAAGATGAACTTGTCCAGGAAGAAAATTTATCAGAGCATCACCAATCGCTTGATTTTTTTAAAAATGTAAAGGAAAATTTATACTATATGATAGACGAAATAGATTCAGATGAAGATAGTGATATTATAGACGAATCTGACGACGATGGTTCCGATTTAGAAGGTTTTATAGTACCGGATAGTGAATGTACAGGTGTGATATCTATACCTAAAAATTACAGAGAAATTGACAAAGAATGGAATGAATGGAAACCTACAAGTCCTGGCTCTCTCAGATTTAAGAATATGGTTAATGATATAGAAACAATGGCGAAATACCAAACAGATGAATTAAATTTTTAACCTAAGTGCGAAAATCATTGTTTTAAAATATAAGTACGTAAAATACAATGGATGAAGCTGCTATATGGTCTATCGTAGATAGATTACAAAAAAAACCAATAATAAAAAAGCTGATCAATAATCATATATGTAATGAATGTCAAAGTACTAAAGTAATTTCAAAAGAAGGTTTACCCACATGTTCAAATTGTGGTTTAGTTGATAATATTTTTATAGATGAAAACCCTGAATGGACAAGTGGTATATCGGAGGATGGTAAAGTAAACGACCCTTCTCGGTGCGGTAATCCAAATTCAAACCCTGAATTGTTTTCACAAGCATGGGGTAAGGGTACTATAATTTCTACACAAAAAAACGGAACTTATCAGAATAAGAGAATGGCTAAAATAAATTTTCATCAATCAATGAATCACAAAGATAGATCTCTCTATCACGCATACAAAGATATCGAAGAAGCGTGTTATTTACTTCCCGATACCGTTCTAAAAGATGCTAAAATGATGTATAAGAAATTTAACGAAAAGAAATTAACTAGAGGTGCTGTTAGGTTAGGTATAAAAGGAAACTGTGTTTTATACGCGTGTAAAATGTCTAATGTATCTCGATCCACTAAAGAAATATCCGATATGTTTTGTATACAACCTAAAGATATAAGTAGAACTTCTCATTTGTTTAGAGAAACATTACTTGGTAACGTTACAAAAAATTATACAACGCTACCTAATGATGTTATGCAAAGACTACTGAATTCTTTCGAAGTTTCACGAGAAGAAAGATTGAAGTGTAATAGAATGTCAATTAAACTTGAGAACTGTTCAGAGTTAATGAGTAAAACACCTAACAGCGTAGCTTCGGTTATAATATACATAGTACTGAAAAATAATATTAGTAAAAATATTATATGTGAAAGATGTTCGGTATCTGTACCAACTATTAATAAAATTGAAAGTATAATAAAAAAATACTTAGAGGATAAAGAAGATTAGAATATATTATAATGTCTGAAACACGCCCAGTTCGTGTTTTTATATCTACTCCATGTTATGGAGGTTTATGTTTAGAAAAGTACATGATTGGTATAATAAAGCTTCAACTTGAATTTATGCGCGAGGGTATACAGATGGTATTAGATACGACTGAAAATGAAAGTCTAGTACATCGCGCCCGGAATGTTGCAATTGGAAGATTCATGCAAAAATCGGATTGTGATTATTTCATGTTTATAGATGCTGATGTAGATTTTGATCCTAAATCCGTTGTTAGATTAGTTCGTTCTGGACACGAAGTTTCGGTTGCTATTTACCCAAAAAAAGTTGTTATGTGGGATCAAGCAAAAAAAGCTCTCGAACAAGGTGATAAACGTGATTTAGCAATGCTTTCATCGAGTCTAGTTGCTAATGTCGGGGCTACTCACAGAAATGTAGAAAATGGTTTTGTCGAAGTGTTGGATGGTCCAACAGGGTTTATGCTAATTAGTCGTAAGGCTTTAGAAAAAATGCACGAACATTATAAAGATTTAGATTGTAAAAATGATCATCAAAATAGAGATTTTGATGATTATTGTGCTATTTTTGATTGCATGATTGACCCAAATAATAAAAGATATCTGTCCGAAGATTATGCTTTTTGTAGACGGTGGCAACAAATTGGTGGTAAAATATACGCAGATTGTCAAACAACACTAGGACATGTAGGTAATTTACCGTTTCATGGGTGTTTAGAAGAAAGGCTTAAGGTTTAGGTTGTAATATAAAAATAATATGAAGTTTGCTACTATAATAGTTACTAGAAGTAAATCATGTCACGTAAAAACCCTACACAGTATTCTGAGATTTAATTTATTATGCTTACAAAAAGGTGGTATTGAAAACGAGGTTACATTTGTTAACGACGACCCTTTCGATAAAGCGGATACAATTCATAAATATATTAAGACACACGATAGACTACTTTTTATAGATTTTGGTATACAAATTGACGATTCAAGTTTAGAGAAATGTTTTGATAAACACGAAGGCGTTGGTTGTTTGGTATTCCCGGGTGTTCTTGAAGGTATAGATTGGGGTATGTTTAAGTCTAAAGTAAATGACAAATGTAAAGAACCCGTTGAACAAATTGGTTTACATTTTGATACAGAAGTTATAAACAAGGTTAGTGGTGATTATTATAGCGTTAAGGAAACAAGTTCTAAATGTTGGTTACTCATGTCAAAAAATGTGGCAAAACATATAAAAGATAAAAAAAATAATTCTTATAAAATATTCCCCAAAATGGAAATAATGTTTCGTAAATTTAAAGAGTCTGGTGTCAAAATTCTAGCGTATCCAAAATCTAAGTTAATCATGACATATAATCATGAGTGTGTGAGTAATCTCTTAAACGCCGCGGGTGTTAAAAGTAATTAAAGATTAAATTTAAAATATAAAACATGATGAACCGTGTGTTTGTAAAAAAAGATGACCCTCTTTACAAATATACGATACACTTTATGGAAGAATCATGGGGTACAAGGGGTAAGGGTATATTTCCCGGTTGCCAACCTATTTCCATAGAACGAAAACACTTTGGTATTTTAGAAAAAAATGATTATGTTGTGTGCGAAAAAACTGATGGTACACGATACATGATGATTGCTATACAATTTGGTAATCAAAGAGTTTGTGTATTTATAAACAGAGCACTAGAAATGTTTACAGTACCGTTAAACTTTAGAATGAATGTTTTTAAAGGTACTATACTTGAGGGTGAGTTATACGAAAATACTTTCATGATTTATGATTGTTTAATGAATTGTGGTGAAGTTGTCGGTAATAAAAATTTATTCGATCGTTTAGAAAATTGTGAAAAGGTGATGAAAAAGTCAATGATTCTAAGTACTGACCCCCTTATTTTACGCGTAAAGAAATTTTTTTTACACGATGATTTTGCCCAGTTTATGGATGACTATCTTCCAAAAATAAAACAAGAAGTAGATGGTCTAATATTTACACCTGTTAATACACCTATTAAAATAGGTACACATGAAACAATGTTTAAGTGGAAACCACGGAATAAAAATACAATTGATTTTCTCGTTAAAAAGGAAAAAACTGTAGAAACACCCGGGTGTGTACCGGGTGCATATGTGTATAAATTATATATCCAAGATAAAGGTAAACATATATTTGAATCTTCAATACCAATAGATCGTACAAAAGATTATAAATGGTTGAAAAACGGTGATATTGTTGAATGTATGTACGTAACTTGGGAAGATGGACCACTTTGGTGGAAACCTTTAAAAAAAAGAACTGATAAAACGTTTCCGAATAGTAGAAGAACGTTTTATAGAACACTGGTAAATATTAAAGAAAATATTACGATGAAGGAGTTTTTAGATTGTAGACCAAAATAAAATGGTTATCTTCTTTAGGGAAATCATTTAATTTGCCTAAATTATTATCATCTTGAATAAACCAATCGTCACCTAGTTTTATAGTAGACATGTAATGACCACCATACTGAATACCTTTATGAATTATTGTAGATTGTAACTCGTATATATTATTTCCTATATTTAGATTTTTTTCTATTTTTACAAAACTTTTTTTATCAAACGATACAATAAATATATTTGGATATTTAGAAAAAATATTTCTTGTTGTCGCCACGTTATGTTTTTTACCATCGTTGTCTACATAATCTTCTATTGTATTCCATCCATTACTCTCTTTTATCATTGTATTTATATCCTTAACATCTCGTGTCATGTTTAGTATATGGATACAAAAAGGCGACTTGACTGTGTTTTTACCAACGGGTGATATAGTTATTTGTTTTGTTTCACCGTATATAACTTCTTTTATGTACGGATACGAACGTTCAAGAATATCTATTATACAAAATAAAGCATCCTGTGTATCGTGTGGATTTCCGATACTAAATCTAGGAAATACTTTTATAAATTCGTTTAATACAGGTCCCAATGTAAAAACTTTAGTTTCTTGTGTTGTACAATATAAACGAGTTAAATTTTCATACGCTTTAGTAAAATTACAATCACCTTTATATTTATTATTCAATACATGAGATGATATATCTTTCATATTCAATAAAACTTGTATAGCTGAGTTAAAATAACACGTATTTCCTAGATTTGTAAACCCATGCATCTAAAAAAAGGCGATAAAAAAGACTTAAGAAGAAGACGCGTTATTAAAAATGTAAACAAAATGGACGTACATAAAATATGCGACGTTATAAAACCAATAGTCGATAAATATAAAGACGAGGAAAATATTGAAATGGAATTTCGTTTGGGACGATTTAATGGATTATTTTTCGATACTAATGTAGGATCAAATACGTATGTCGATATTATAAAAGGTCTCGGTGAATATTCCGGTTGGGAAAGAATTGTGGAGACTAAATCTGAAGTATATTCTCGAGAAGATAATAATACAAGATTAACTGTAGACACTGTAACAGGTGAAGAAACGTTGATAAAAAAAGAAAGACTTGAAAATATTGATTTTAAACAGTTACAAGGTTCACCATTTGATATTCGTTTCAGTGTTTCTAGAGAAACACCTATTGAAGAAGATGACAACGATGATAATAATTGGGATAGAAAAGTCGTAAAAGAACGCAATTCTTATATCAGGAAAAACTTATCCATAGATAGGACAGTGAGTGCTGGTGGCAACAGAGATAAGGATTCTGAAGACTCAACTATATATCAATTAGAACTTGAAATTATTGATCCTAAAAAACTCACGGATATAGATATTTTATTTAATATTTGTCACAAAATAAAAGATATTTTTAATATGTTGAATAGTAATAAAACATGTTAGTGTGGGTACTAATGATATGTGTAATAATGATGATGTTTCACGATCCTGATAAACCGGAACATATACACGTATTAGGATATTCACCAAAATACTTTTATGTTTCAAACGGAGAATCGAATAAAATGTTCGAAAAATTGAAAAGGAATGGTATAATGGACGAGTCTTTGAAATACTTTATAATGAAAGAGGATAAACTATTAGAATTAGAAGTAAAATCCGTATGTTCACAAGTATCTAACAAATTAGATGCCTTTTCAATATCGGATCAAATAAAAAATCATTTTCTTGGTTACGATTTTTCATATCATGCGAAACACCTTAAACAAATAGCCGAACCAGAAAAACTCATAAACCGAAATGTAAAATGTTCATAAAATAAAACATAATTCGTCTATGTTTAGTGGATTCAATTTTTTGAAAATTGTCATAAATATACATTATTAAACCTTTTTCATGAAAAGCTCTATTTGATTCTATATAAAATTCTGGGTACTGTGTATCAATAAAATCTTCGTCACATAGATAATATTCCTTTTCTAAGTTAGACATAATCTTTCCATTTTCATTTCCATTAACATTTCTATAAATGTTAATGTAATCCATTATAGTATAGTTTATTCCTTCTATAATAGATGAAACTATATAATTATCCCATCTTTTATTATCGTCTGCATATCCCTTAATTGAATGAATATGATTGTTTAATAAAACACGAGGGTTTTCCATCTATATATTTACTTATTACCTTTTATTCTTTAATGCTTTACTTTCGAAATTTTTATATATTTGATTAAGTATTTGATTATTTGATTTACGTTTTGAGTTTGAGTTCGATTTCGAGTTTGAGTTTGAGTTCGAGTTCGAGTTCGAGTTCGAGTTCGAGTTAGGCTTAGAAACTGGGCGTCTAATTACCTTATTTTTTTTGGGTAACGGTTTTTTCTTAACAACTTGTTGTTTTGGTTTCCGTACAACTTTAGGTTTTGGTGGTACAACTCTTTTCTTGTTTAATGGGAGTGGTTTTTGTTGGGATAATTCTCTCGACATTTTAATATAATTAATAACTCTATTACTATTGACTGCCGGTGTTTTAGGAAAAGACATAATAAATCTAACGACTTTATTTACAACATTTTTGCCAAATTTACCATAAACTTTATTAGCTTCCTTTTCGATCAACAATTCTTTTAATTCCTCTTTTTTATTCATTTTAAACCTGTATACCATATCTTTCTTAATCTTATCTGCCTCGCGCTTCATTAGTACTCCATTTTTAGTCACTAATCGTTTATTTATTTCCATTCTATTTAATTCAGATTTAACGTCTTTTACATTTTTATTAATATTCATAACATTACCGTATTTTTTCATCCAAGTTTTACCGTAAAGTTTAATGATATCATTTTTTATACCTTTATCATCAAGTTTACGTTTTATATTAGTAGGTTTCCTTTTTTCCTTTTTCTGAGAATTTAACAAAACCTTCTCCATTTCGTTTGCGAGTGAATTCGGTGTATTTGGCGAATTGGGTTTTTGGAGTTTTTGGCATAATATCTTTACCGTATCTGAATCATTTACTGGTATACCTTTAGATATTGCAAGCGATACGAGTTGTTCTTTTTTCATATCCTTACAAAGTTTACTATCTATTTTAAAATTAGAATTACCTTTTTCAATTTTATCAAGTGCCTTACATATAGTATCCTTTTTATTCTTATTCTTGATACCAACAACACCCAACTTCTTAGCAACTTCAAGTAATACCGGTTTGGTAAGTCTTTCACACTTCAATCCTCCTATTTTCATTATACCCTCTTTATCGTACGTAATTTTCATATTCTTTGTTCGTTTAATAGATTTTTTCTTTACCGAGGGTTTTCTTTTTGGTTTTTTGAAACAACAATCATACCCTTGTGGATTTTTCCTAGTTTCAAAACCTTCTTTACACGGTGGTCTTCTAGGTTTGGGACACGTCGATGCTCTCAGTTTACCAGAAACAACCGAAATTTTATTCGCGTTTACGTTTTTATTAACCAAACCTAAAGTATATCCATTTTCATGTAACTTCTTAACCAGTTCTACACCAACGTTATACGCAATCTCGATTTCATCCGGATTATCTTCACCTTGTATTTGAACAATACCCGATCCCGATTTAGTTGTTTTTGTAGAAAATATAAATGCACGATCTTTATATTTTATATAAAGAAAGGGTGCCTGTTCCGGTTCATATTGAAGGAAAGATACACCCCAAGTACGTAATTTAACAAATTCTCGTGTCATTTTTGATAATTCAAAATTCGCGTTCGTATAAAATTGACCCCCTATATTATTGTAAGATATATCATTGTATAAAAAACCTTGTTTTTGTGTATACGTATCTATTATATATTTACGCAGAGATTCGGGTTGTTTTTTAAGGTTTTTTGATCCTAAAAACCCACCCGATAACCTAATTTTACCAGTTTTATAAATATTAAAACTAAAATTCTTTTTTTCTATACCATTTGTCACATATCCGGTAAATTGTGCAGAAGAAAAATCTAAATCTAAATTCCCCTTTAAACCAAAATCTTTTGTGTGAATAACACCGGTTTGAAATCTTCCGTAAACACCTTTTATTTCGTTAACGTCTATGGTTATACCATCTGATATGGATGCATGACCCTTAGGTTTCTGTTTAAGTATATATTTAATATTAACACGTTTATCACCGTTCGTTTCGGACGTGAAAAGCTTATTTACTAATGCATTATACATACCTGGTCTAAATTTACCCAAACGAAGTTCATTAAACATTGGTACATTTTCTCGTGTATTAGTATTCATACTCGGCATGGTATCCGAACGCTGAACCTGTATGTTAGAATTTTTGACAAATTGACGAGGGTCCATACTTACACTACTCTGAGATTTTTAATCATTATCTATAACTGGTTACATCATACCCCTTTGTATTTTCTTTAGCAACGAGACTTATACCATATAGAACTTTTCTACCTTTATAATTATCAGGTTCACTTAACCTTTCTGGATTTGTGATAATCCAATAATCATTGACTTCATTCTGTATTTTAATACCACGCGTACTGAACGATCCGTTATAGAAATCATTGTTGAAAGTTGGACGAGCAATTTTCTTATCACTGCAAAAATTTAAGAACATTTCTTCAAACAAGTCGATTGGAAATTTTAAATTTTCACCCATTTTGATCTCGTAATTTTTATACATCTCCAGTTGTAAATATCTTTCCAGTGGGTTTGTGGCTGAAGCAATTTGTTCTCGGATTTTAAAGAAATATTTAGGGAGTATACTCCAAATATCCCTGTTTTGATATTTTTGAGCATACTCGAGATACCCACGAAGACACTTTTCAATTATAACTGGTATTTCAGATTCAAGTTTTGTATCAAGCATTGGGTCCGTATCCTTATCGGTAACCTGTTTTCCAAAATGAAACGTGACCATACGTCGCAGAATACTACCCGATTTATCTTTATACTGTGGAACTTCATTACCTCCGAGAATACCGGGTACTTTCCATATCAATGTTTTAGCGGTTTCACATTTTACAGCGAGTGAAACTTCTTCACCGGAAACTATAGATTGAAATTCAGCCTGTTCGAGTTGAAAGTCACCTTTAATTTCTGGTGCAACAAACATTAACGCGTTATGAATAGACGATAATCCAAATTTTCTCTCTATATTATTCGCTATTGTTTTAACATCAGCCGTTTCATAAAATTTACAGAAAACTTTTGTGATCAAGGTTGACTTACCTGAACGTGCAATCCCTTTTAAAAAGGGTATAATTTGCCATTTATCCAATTCATTAAGTTCAAAACATAACCGACCTCCTAAAATGTACATCCATTTGATCACATCATCACTAAATTCTTGATACGTAAGAACACTTTCGAAATGAGGTGTTGGTATATCTGACCAATCTTCTACCATTCCATGATCTTCAAAATCAACATCAAAATATTTACAACTTACGATTGTTGGATCAAGATTTTTATATTCTTTTGAATGATACGGGTAAAAGACCGTGTGATATAATCCTGTTTTGTCGGACCATTTTGAACCTATAAAAATACCGTTTTTAAACGACCAAACCCTTCTATTCTTTACAATTTCCGGAAATTGTATATCTGTACAATCTGTTAAATGCTTTATGACTTGAGAAAACATAGCTGTTCCATTTGATGATGTCAAATCCTTCCACAATTCATACCATGTTTCTTTATTAGCGATTCGGTGAACATAATCTTTTATGGGTTCATCCTGTTTCCAAGCACGTGTCTTATACCCTTCAGTAGTTATAATCTCTTTACACGTATACCCTCGGTAACGTTTTGTATCATTTTTATGAAGAGAATCGAAAATTGCCATTATACACTTCTGGAATACGTTAAGTTCTTCAAAGTCTGGCATGGAACATCTAAATAGCGATGGATTTGTTGTAACTTCTAACGGAACTTGTGTTGGGTTATTTTTACGGTCGTAAATACGATTAGTACTAAGAACAATATTCCACGAATCACAAAGTTGATCGGTGAGTCTTCTGATTCTAAACCCTATATCTAAATCATCGTCACTTCCCATATCACTTGAAAGTATATCGAGTATTTTTGCACGGTTAAAATATTTACTGTTTCGATCTAACAAATGTCTATATACCTTTTCCTTAACTCTCATATCTACATATTTAGGCCTGTTCGTTATAATATCTAATTCTTCAGGTGAAAAGAATATTTTATACGAGAGTTCCACTGGATTCAAATTAACAAGCTCTGTATTATTTCTATCTGGTAGTAATCCAACATTCTTCTCTTCGTACTTTATTGCCCTTAGTAATTCTTCTGGATTAAGATCGTCAGTGCGATTTGCCATGTCGTGATAAAAGGCGTCTTCGCGGTCTGCATCCGGAGTAATGAATAAGGTGTTTGGATCCATTTCTTGTATTATAATTAATACACGCTAATTTTTTATACTCTTTTTTGGAGTTGAGATAACATTTTTATCATTATCTTGTTCTGAACTTCAAGTTGTCTCGATATGTTTACCAGGGCTGAGCATACAGTTTCACCTTCCTCGTTTGTTAGTACGGAACCTAAAAGAGCACCCATATTATCCAGACCAAAAGTTTCATCTTCCATATACTCATCATCAAAATCGTCATTTTCTAATTCATCAGGGTTTAAAAGGTATTTTTCTGCAATTGTAGACTCATCATCTGATATACTTGAAATTGTTTCAGAATCACCACCCCCATTATTCGATTCATTTTCAGATTCAATTTCGATATATTCTTCGTCTACGGATTCAAGTTTTGGTACATCGTCGTCTGACATTTATATGTACCAGGAAAAATCAAATCGTGTTTTTTCGCGAAATCGTCCAAAATAAAAATCTCATGTTATAGTACAAAACAAACAAAATGGCCGGTGGTCTCATGCAATTAGTCGCCTACGGCGCACAAGATGTCTACTTGACTGGTAACCCAAAAGTCACTTTCTTCCAGGCGGTTTACAAACGCCACACAAACTTTGCGATGGAAACTATCGAACAAACTGTCAACGGTACTGCCGCGAACTCGGGTCGCGTTTCCGTGACTGTCGCCAGAAACGGTGATTTGATCGGTGACATGTACGTCGAATTATTGAACACTGCTGCGAAGCTCAGTTCCGCTGCGTCGACTGGCGCCAACGCCACCAACGCTTTTGCCGGGTGGGTCGCCGAGCGTGCGATCAAGTCCGCTGAATTGTCCATCGGTGGTCAAAGAATCGACAAACACTACCAAAGATGGTGGAGATTGTACTCCGAGTTGTACTTGGACGACGCTAAGAGAACCAACTGGGGTAAGATGACGTCCTCGTCTGTCACTGCGGCGGGTACCGTTTACTTGCCACTCGTCTTCTTCTTCAACCGTAACCCAGGATTGGCCTTGCCATTGATTGCCTTGCAATACCACGAAGTCAGAATTGACTTTGACTTGGCGTCCAACTTTGACTCGTACTTGAACACTTCCACTTTCAAAGTGTGGGGTAACTACGTGTACCTCGACACTGAAGAGCGTAGACGATTCGCGCAAAAGGGTCACGAATACTTGATCGAACAAGTTCAGCACACTGGTACCGATACGGTCACCAAGGATGCGACAAAGCAAGTCAGATTGTCCTACAATCACCCAGTCAAGGAATTGGTCTGGTGTGTTGCGGATGCGGCGTCCGATGATGCCCAAGGTATGTACGATTTGACCAGTGCGTGCACACAAGCGTCTGTTGATTTCGTCACTGTGCCAAACGCGGCGTCGAACACATACATCTCTGCGAACCAATTGGGTTGCCCAGCCTTGGATGTCAAGACGGCTACCTCTAAGGTGTTCACTGAACAAGCCCTCGGTAACTTGGACACGTTCAAATTGGTCCTTAACGGCCAAGACAGATTCAAGGAACAACAAGGTAGATACTTTAACCAAGTTCAACCATTCCAACACCACTCCGGTAACCCATACGCGGGTGTTTACTCGTACTCGTTTGCCCTCAAGCCAGAAGAGCATCAACCAACTGGTACCTGTAACTTCTCCAGAATTGACAACGCGCAAGTCGCCGTCAAGTGTGCCAACGTCGGTACTACCAACAAGAACCTCGACATGTTCGCGGTTAACTACAACGTTCTCCGTGTGCAATCCGGTATGGGCGGTCTCGCGTTCTCCAACTAAGCGTGTATTAAACGTTTACTAGCAAATAAATAAAATTTAAAAAATATATACAAATAAAATTTAGATTTTAAAATTTAGACCAAATTTTAAAGTTTAACCTTAAAATACTTTTGTATTTTTTCGAGTATGTACAAGTTCGGTTCAAGTTTACCCGTTTCGATCATGTTTATAGTATCTAACGTTTCGCCTATTCTGTGTGCAAGTTCAACTTGTGCGTGACTTCTTTGTATACGTAAAAGTTGTATTCGTTTACCTATTGGTTGTGACATATTAATACTGATTAGAGTTTAACGCCCAAAACACGACGCAGTTTTTGCATGATTTTAGGGTCCGGAATTGATTTACCCAATTCGTACGACGAAATTATGTCTGAAGATACGTTTATGAGATTAGCAAGTTCTTTTTGCGTGTACTTTTTTGCGACACGTGCCCGTTGGATTGTTAGACCCGTTTCTTTACTGACCTTTTTGTGTGTCCCTAACTCCGTCTCGTCAAGTTTTTGTTCAGGTGATTTACCCGAATATTGACTCCGTTTAGGTAATTTGATCTCTTGACCCATGAACTTGACGTATTTTTCCTTTTCTTTTTCTTTAGTAACACTTTTACCGTGTATGGTAACTTCATCCCAATCTTGGTGGAACATGTTTTATAGTATAAATACTTAAAATTTTAAGTATATCTTAGGTTAATGGAGAGTGTTTATATATTCTTAATAATTTTTGGAACTGTGTTTGGTCCATGTGTACTGTTTAATCCGGTGGTTAAATGTTATTATTATTTGTTCCCATATAAACGAGAAAACGTTGTTGAAGTATAAAGTTTAAACCTGTGTATATAATAAATGATCGAAGCGTACACGGACGGAAGTTGTTTGGGTAACCCCGGACCCGGTGGATGGGCGTATCTCATAAACACGGACCCTAAAATTGAAGATAAAGGTGGTAAAGAGATCTCTACAAATAACGTCATGGAAATGACTGCAATAATAAAAGTTCTAGAAAAGTTTATAGAATTGGGACACACGACCGTTCGTATTTTTACCGATAGTAATTACGTACGCATGGGTCTAACGGAATGGTCTAAAAATTGGGAACGTAACGGTTGGAAAACATCAAAAGGCGGTGACGTAAAAAATAAAGATGAATGGGTAAAAATGGTCGAGTTAATGCGTAAATTTGAAATAGTCGATATTAAATGGGTAAAGGCACATAACGGAAACGTAAACAACGAGCGTGTTGATACACAGGCACGAGAATATGCTTATTTATTTTCTAAGAAAGAGTAATGGGAGGTAACACACCAGTACACCACCACTGGTGTCCAAAACAGGAAAAACTCCTCATAGGATGGGCTGAAAAAGCTGCCGGGTACCGATGGCTCCATAATTTTTCACGCATGTTTTATAAGAAACAAAACGACTGGTTATCGTACCCGTGTATAATCATATCAAGTATTACGGGTGTTGGTGGTTTTGCAGTTTTAAGTCCTAACGATCAAACCATGTCAGACTCGAAAAAACAACAAATAATAGCGGTCCAATACTTTTTTGCATTTTTAAACGTACTCGCGGGTATACTCACATCGGTTTCTAAATTTAATAATAGTACGAAAATGATGGAAACACATTCAGCAATGTGTGTTCAATGGTCTAAATTTTATAGAAACATTGAGATGGAATTATCACTGGAAACCGAACATAGAGGTG